GGCATTTGACCGGGATGTGTACCGTTATCTTCGGCCGCGCCCTCTTCTTCAAACCCCTGCACAGCAGGAGTGGGCTGACCTTCTTGCTCAATTTCGTTCATAGCTCACTCTCTCCTAACTTAAGCTATGTTATACGACTTCAGGATTCCCGTGTACCGTTACCTCGATTTCGAGAAGTGCAGCAGACGTAGCTTCCGAATCTACATCAGGGACTTGAACGCGCTTAAGTACACCAATCCATTGGATACCCGTCTGACCAAACACATTGCCATCAATATCCATTGGACGCTGTGTAACGGTAACTGTACCCTTACCAACAGCATTCAACAGAGCGCCAATCTTTGCATGATCGTCAAAACGATCATAAATGCGCTGAAGTGTCACGTTACCCGGCGTGACTCGACCGCCTAGAGAGATGCGCGGAACCATTCCACCAGGATAATACGTCACTTCATCAGAGTCTAGCTCACCACCGCTTTTCTTATCAAAAGCTCCCAAGTTGATAGCGCCAGCGGGAGTTGTAACCTTGACATTAAGCAGGAATGTATCTTGACGGGTTCCGCCCTTAACAAGACGACCAATGTTCTGTGCCATGTTTCACCTCCTAGACGGCCGAGACAGTGATGGGCGGTGCAACAGTAACAGGACGCTTCACAACCTGAATGACTACGTACTCAGCGAACGGAGCCATCTTGACAGTCACGATTGCATGAAGCTCAAGAGCAGCAATCGTCTGTAGCGTATTCACCCTAGAACTAGTATCCACTGAGAATGCTTCGGCGGCAGTAGACCCATAAAGCTCACCCTGATTGTAGTGAGTGAGCATAACTGCTGCCAGAGCATCGTGGAAGCCGTTGATCGTAGCACCATTTGGGCCATCAATCTCAGCAAACACGTAGCTCTCGCCAACTTCGTCAAGCTCGGCAACAAGTTGGGTATAGAATCTTGCATTAGCAAAATCGACCCAGTTGTAATCACCGATAGAATCGACTAGAGCACGCCATCCGTAGACGCGAATCCCGCCAAACATACGGCGGATGACATTGACACTAGCGCCGTTAAGAGTTTGTCTATCAAGATCAGTCCAAGAAGGCTGAGACAAATCAATACAGTACAAACTCAAACCAGCATTACCAGCGGAGGGATGATTAGTACCAACAGCAGGATCATTGCGCGCAATGAGTCCTGCAATCAACGCAGATGGCGGGACTACACGAACAGTACCAGTAACCAAACCTGGGACAATAACCCAGGGCGCGAATCCAGCGCACCAGCGGCTTCTAATGCTAGCCGCACTTGCTTCAAGAGTTGCAAGAGTACCACTGTTAGGGAAATCAATAATAGCTGTGCGGTTGTGATCCTGTGCAGAGGCCGCGAGCTGATTGTATGCGGCATTCGAGACTCTACCAGGCGAAGAAATCTGACCAGGGCCAAGATCCTTATCGAACCTAGCATGAGCGGCAGCCCACGAAGAATCATCGATGTTGTTGCGATCATCATTACCAGCAGACATTGCCGTAGCACCCATAGTATATGGAATTAGGGCACTGGGACCAGGCGTGATACGAATATACTGGCTGTATTGTGACCACTGGATTGCTTCGCCTTGGTTCACAAGATCACCGGAATCCTCAAGAACCGTGCCAGCACCATCAGTCACCTGGATCCTGTAAGCTGTAGGATAACCCACAGATCCAGCAACTACGGCAACTTTGTAGTTAGCAGACCAAGCACCGGGGCCAGTAGCAGTAGCAATCAAGCTAACAACGCTACCACCGCTGTCAACCATGTCAACACCACCACTAGTTGCACCAGGGCCAACCACGCGAGAGATGAAAACTCTGTTCCCACCCTCACGGAAGTACGTGTCGATAGCATCGTAAAGAATGCTGTAAGTGACCCTATCACCGTAACGAGTAACAAAGTCATTCAAACTTTGTACAAGTGTTGGGGCGGTCGGGCCTCTATCTGTAAGTCCAGCAGCGAACCACGTCCCCGTATCAGTCGGAATCGAGACAGGAACAGGTAGTTCGAGCAGACTTACATTCACACCGGGACGTGTCATTAGGCACCTCCCTCATCAGGCGGAGTCTCCTCAACAGGAGGCTCAGGTGGAGTAGCTTCTTCAGCTTCCAGAGAGCTAGGCGGCTGGGTTGAAATCAGAGAACCCTCTGATAGCATCCAGTTATTTGCAATATTACCTAGATCCTCTTCCGATAGATCCACGAAATCACCGGGAGCTACAGGAACGGTCTTATCTCCGATAATTATTTCTGAAGCGTAGTACCCGATATATCTATATTGACCAGCAGCAGCTTGTGGCGTAGCCTCCTCCTGCTGCTCAGTATCAGGGTTGCTCATAAATGGGCTCCTTTTCCACGTCAATATAGACGTGTTCAACTCTACCGTACACGTACCCAGCAGGAGTACAGATGCCTGTGATGGGATCGCAGATAACTGGTCCGCCAGGTTCATCTTGGTCAGGCACGGGAGGCCCAGGTGTCGCAGTTGCTACATCATCTACATAGACTGAGAAGTACACCCCTGCTGCTCTGTATTGCTGAATCTGATCGGGAATGGGAAGATCTTCATACACTTCATCGACCCATCTAACATCAGAGACTAGAAGATTTCGATCCTCTAGTCTCTTTTGCATGATGATTCCTCTCGCCGAAGCAGCATAGCCCTTGATGTAGTCATTGACTATTTCCTCGGTCTGTGCTGACACAGCGATTCCGACTCCCAATCTCCAATTCGCACAATACTGTGCAGTACCCATCCTCTCAGGAGATTCCTCCAATCCACCACTGATAACTACAACTTTAGGCATTCGTTCTCCGCGCTCTGCATCAAAAGAATTCCTATTGCTGTAGTTAATTGGCGGAACCAACGTGTTAGGAGGCAGTAAGAGTTGTCGTTCCTGCTGCCTTAGATACGTTGGAAACCATTTCCGCAAGCTCAGGATAGCAGCACGTTCAAGCTGTCCCGCAGAAAACATCCTACGGAAATAGCTATTAGGAACCTCCAGTGGAGGAGTGGGATCAACAGGAAGTACAGTCATTCTCTGTGGGGGTTAGTCACGTAGAATAGGATCATCTCATTCCATCTTGCTCTGTCAGTATCCAGAAACCTAATGAACGGTCTTGCAGGAATCTTTCGTTTCCTGCTTCCTTTCTGATGTGCTCCTGCATACGGTCTGCTAGTACCAAACATCAATTTATTTTTCGATAAAGCAAAGATCTGATATTCGGCACCAGGTTCAGTCACAGATCTATACATAGTATCATTCCCGAGAGACGAATAATTCGGCTTCGCCTCAAGAGTACGGAGAATAAGACTTGTGCCCTTCTTCCTGATAGTATCAGGCTTGAGTACTCTCCAAGAACCTCCACCACGCCTTCCCCGACTAGCAAAGATCAGCTTCTCAATTTCGAGCATATCCAAGCCAATCTTACCAAGGACGGGCATTGGATCCTCAAGCCTCTTCATGACTCTCTTTAGGCGGAAAACTTCCTTAGGAAACGAGCGACCCACATCCATAATGATAGGCTCCATTACGGAGTCACCATTCCCATAGTGAAGGCTCTATCAGTGTCATCCACCGGGAAGAAGTCATCAGCAGTAACGATGTCGAACGGGGTGGTGGGGATATCCGGATCAATCGGAATGGAACCATCGACAATCATACCAAGCAATGCGATAGCTTGATCGTACAGTTTTTGTGCAAAACTCTGATCGTCAATGGTGAGAGAAGTTCTCGCAGACGAGTTGAAGTACAGCTGTGCTGCAATTAGCTTTGCCGCGATCTCTCTGACAATATCGGGAGTACCCTCAGGCGTAGTCCAGGAATACAAGATATCTTGGCTCACGACAGGCGTGAGATATCCTCGAATAACCCGAGCGACGCTAATCTGGATTAGCGACGTATTCTCGTCAGTAGCTACGCAGACGGCATTAACATCTAGCCCGTCGGGCAGATTGGCATTAATGTCGTCTAAGCTAGCTAGAATCTCAGGCATGTTTAGCTACTTGCAGGAGCGTCAGCAGTCGTGGTCTTGGCATTAGCCTTAGGAGCAGGTGCAGGTGCTTCTTCAGCTTCACCAGGAGGGACACCTTCAGGATCGCCTTCCATCACGGGAGGAGAAACAGGAACACTAACAGCGAGATTCTTCATATCCTCTGCCTCTTCCTCCGTAAGCGCCTCACCTTCACCCATCTTAGCGAGAAGGTTTGTGCGATAACGCTCAGGAGACTCACCGGCTTCTAGAGCACCCTTAGGATAAGGAGCCTCACGAACAACACCCTGCTCCTCAAGATGCTTCCATTCCTCATCAGTCATACCCTCGAAGTCACCCTGGCTAACTTCGTCACCAGGATTAGCAACCTCTTCGACCTTTCCCCACTCGTTTACCTTCTTACGCATCACAGACCATGCATACGCCATTTTCACACCCCCTAGAAGGCAGTAGCCGAGAAGGCGGTCTTGATGAGATAACCAGCAGAAGCAGTCACGATCTTCAGATCATACTTCCAGCTAGTACGAACCAGATCAGCCTTACGAGGCTCTTCACGCCAACGCTCAGTTGGGCGAGTAGAACCATCAGGATAAATCTGAGAGAACGTCTTACCGAAGGTCATCTGATTCAGACCGAGAGTGTTATCCACGATACCCAGCCACACATCTTTGCCCCAGAACGAAGTCATGGAAGCAGTAGCATCGATGTTGTTAGCTGCGTTGTACATGGACTCTAGCGGAATGATGACTCCAGTAAAGCCAGTCAGAGCGCGGAAAGCATCATCCATTGTTAGAGCAAAGTTCTTGAAGCGGTCGATGACTCGAGGATGGTTCTCGATGTAACGCATACCCAGCGTGGGAATAGCAAGCACGTTGGGGTAGCGACCAGTGGCACCATACACAGCACGCATTCCTACGACGATATCGTTAACCGGGTTGCTCGTAGAAGTTACACCATTGGTGTAATCATCCCACTGCTGAGCACCAGTCAGCGTTACGGTATTACCTGCTGGGTAGTTAGCAGTATTACGAAGCAGAACAGAGACAGCACGTTCATGATCTAGGAGTAGAGAGCGCACAACAAGAGCAGCAGCATCTCTCTCAGGATCAAGCTGAAGATCGCCACCAAACGTAGCATTGGCGAGTCCGCCCTGAGAAGTCAACTGCTGACGCTCTTCGTCAAGAACAGGAGACTGGAGCGAATGCTCTTTAGTGGAGAACACATCCTGACTCCACTTTGCTCCGACGATCTCGTGTGCCACAGTACCCGGCTCACGCCTGGACTCGAAGATCAAATTGTTCGATCTATCGAATACGCGGTACTGTCCTGATTGCGTTCTAACGGGCACCACAGGCATGAGGCGCTCGCTGGAAAGACCCAATTCCGTGAAACCAACAGAGAAGTTGGTGAGAATAGGATCGATGTAAAGTCCACTAGGATCGTACAAGGAATCTCACCCCCTTCTACAGTGTAGGTCCACCTTGGATGATTAGCATGGAAATCCGATCCCCAGCATTCGTAGAGGGATGGCCCACACAGCGACCCACAAGACGAGCACCACTAGCCGCAACAGCCAATTTAACACGCCCGTCCGTTTCGAGTTGGCATCTCTGTCCAACTGCAATTGCTCCCGATGCTTCCACTTCACTCACGCCATGAACACGAACACTTGCACCCTTACCCTTGGCGATTTCACCAGTGGTGACACCAAACTGACTAACGCCGATAGGATCATCGGCAATAGCAGTAACCGCCGTCACAGTCTCAGCAGACGTGTACTTGACAAGACGGTACTTGCTGATAGCACCAGAAGCATCCATACCAACGTCAAGCAGGAAGTTTCCCCATGCCATTTATACATTCACCCCCTTACACCTTTGCAGCAGCGCGATACCCACGAGCTAGCTCAGGATAGCGTCTGGCTGCCTCAGTAAGAGCGGCATCAAAGTCCAGCTTATCCTCACGCTGGATTTCCGCAACACGATCAGCGAACATCTTGCGAGCACGCTGGATACCTTCAGCACTCGTAGTATCCACAGAAAATTCACTAACAGCAGGAGCGAGAGAGCTACCAATCTCTCCATACTGAACCGTTCCACCCTCAGCGATAGCCTTCAAACAAGACTCGAAATCACCGAGTCCGGCCTCACCAACAGCAAACCGCTTATGAGTCTCTGCCACGATATCCTGCGCGTGGGCAGAAAGTCCCCATCCACTCTTCCTCATTCCAGCACCCTCAGGCTGCTTGAATTCGGTAATGGACTTGACGAACGTGTCTGCGTTGATTGAGCGATCACGCTCGACCATCGCAACATGCTCTTCCCACATACGCGGGAACTTCTTACGGAAATCTGCTTCCTCATTGCTGAGGCTAACAGCAGAACGCATACTCTCTACTTCTCCATGCAGAGTTTGCACAGCAGCGAAAACTTCATCGTCAGTCGCCTCTGCGTTAAGTCCTAGAAGCTCACGGAGATTCAATGCGATACCCTCCCCTCTAGCATTAGTATTAGGTGGAGATGGAGTAGGTGTGGGAGCACCCGGCCCATATACGGGGAGGGGATCCCTGCGCGATCCAGATTTAATTGCTGGATCATCTGAGCCATCCTCGTCAGTCCGCGGTGTTGGAGGCGAGCCGGTTCCCGGCTCAGAATGCTCCCACTCTTTCGACTCTGTGTACAGTTTCCCGTACACGCTGGGCGATACGGCCGAACCACCAAATGGAAGATATCCACTAGTATTACCGGTCCAAATCAGACTGGCGTTAGCAGCATTTCCACCTGGGAATACAACAGTCACATTCCGTTGTGAGCCAATCTGACCAAGTACGTGCTCGTATGGCATGACAGCATCCACCATGCCAGCTTCAAGAGACTTCTTAGCGGTAAGCATTCGCCCACCACCAAAATGCTCAAAAACGTCCGATGCGTCGGCTCCACGACCCCGTGCTACAGAATCGATAAACTCTTCATACACTTCATCTACTACTTCCTGTCGGTACTCCTTTCCTTCCGAGGAGAGCGGCTCGTGCTCGTTTCCTTCCGTCTTGTACTTACCCGCAGAGATGTAAGTAAAGCGACGGCCCTCTTGTGCATCATGTCCGGACTGATCTTCGTGGACGGTATATACACCGATGCTACCTACACTTCCACTCGGGGTTACATACAGTCCTCCGCGAGCCTGCGAAGCCAGCCAATACGCCGCCGAACCCGCCATCGTGTTCGCCACCGCATATACAGGCTTGTCGGCATTGTAAATTTCATCGCCCACCTCAGAAATCATATCTGAAGTACCACCAGGACTATCGATATCCAGAAGAATGGAATGGACTGCATCATCTTTCATTGCAGCCCTAAACTCACTCTGGAATGATTCCATGCTAGTAGCGCCACTCATCTCAGTCAAGAGATTCGCTTTGCCAAAGATAGGCCCGTAAAGTGGGAGAATGCCAGTACCCTGGTAACGACGATAGGAATTCTCACTACCATCGTGTTCAGCATACTCTAGACGGGCACGAATCTCCTCATCCGTAAGATATTCCCCACGGATACGGCTATCCACGATACCGAGAATTAGATCAAGCGCCTCAGGAGTGATGAGCCAAGGCGTTGTCTTGATCTTGTTCACAATCCTAAGGTAATCTCGCATCTCACCCCCTACTGTGGCGCGTTGACAGGCTTACCGGAGTTACCACCATCACTACCAGCCGGTTTAACACTACCTTTCCCGTTACCACTAGTGGCATCCTGTGCAGCACTTGGAGCGCCAATGTTAGCTCTTTGGACACTAGTTTGATCGTACTTGGTAGTGTCTTGTAGAGCAGGCATATCGAATACTCCACGGATCCACTGTTCTGTGGTAAGATCCATCGTGATGCCTTCCTGGGAAAGCAGATTGGCAATCGCAGCACCAAGCATTTGCAGATCGCGCGAATCGCCAATATTTCTG